AGAAACAACGGCAACTTGAAACAACGTATCTGGATCATCTGCAACGACTGCAAAAATCTTCGTGCCAGACTTGATGCTAACGCTGGCAGGATAAAATTGCTGTTGCTGGATTTGACCAGTTGAACCGTTGGTAAAACTTACACCAAGAAACACGCCGACAGGAGTAGCCGTAGTCGTACCGGTGTCCTTTTCGATTGTGCCATCAGAGATGCGCTTGACCAAATCGCCGTAGAAAATGTTAGTAGCGTAGCCACTCGCAATTTCCATAAGACGAGTTGAGCCAGAAAATACCTGACCACCAATCAGATTGACTGGTTTTAGCCCGTAAGGGGCGCTTACAGTAGGATAAGCCATTTAAGACTCCATGATTAGAATTAGCTATTTGCCAACGCTAGTCGTAGTTTTTCGTTCTTTAAACAAAGGCATACGAGCATCGCTTTGGCGCATTAGAGTATTGTCTACAGCGTCCGTTTGAGCTTGCGTTTGCTTGGCGTAATATTCACTACGCTGGGCAAGAAACTCAACTGGCGTTTTGCAAAGCAATAAACCGCCGATCTCGATGTTGTCCTTAAAGCGACTTGCCGGATCGACTAGCAGTTGAAACTGAGGCTGTTCTTCAATCGGTACTGGTTCCCATCCTTCTCTGAGCTTGGCAGAGAGGTTTCTTGGGTCAGCAGCGCCTTGAGTGGCAACCCTAATCCATCGATATGCGTACCCAGCCTGTTTGTCTGGCTCTGGAAGAAGTTCCGCAGGCATCCACTGCTTAGGACGCTCTTGAAACTCTTTGGTACTCAAATCTCGTGTAATTTTTGCGTTTGACATTTTAGTTCTCCAGTTTTAAGACTTCACGGACATACTGTTCGGGCGTAATGCCGAGCTTTTTGATAAAAGCGGCTTGGGTCGTCGTCAACCTAACCTTTTTGGAGGATGTGGTGCGAGTCGCAGGAGCCACAACATTCGGTGATCGCCTTGCCCGATTATCGGACTCTGGTTCGCCAAAATTCTCTGCAAATCTTTTCCGCATTGTCTTGTCCAGCACGGAATAATACTCATCAGAACCAACCGAAACACCGTTGCGCTTTAGTTTTTCATGTAAACCAAGTGCCGCTGCGGTCATTTCTTCGTCTTGACCAAACCACTGGTTGCGCTCTTGCCACGCTAACGCACGGTTGTCAGGACGGGGGGCCTGTTGACGAAGTTGTACTTCTTCCTTTTCTTCTTGTAAAGGGGGTAACTTAAAATTATTTACCCGATCCATCGCCATTGTTGCTTTAGTGATACGTTCTTGAGCCTCTAGTTGGGCATCAACGTCACCTTCATCATAGGCCTCACGGTAAGCTTTTTTGGCCATTTCAAGCTGCATTTCAGTGTTATTTTTAACCGCACTGACATACTCTTCTTGGCCATTGGTCATCATACCCTTGATGCGTCTGTTTTCTTCCATCAGACGCTGGGTAACATTGACCGCCTCTTCCCGCTCCCGCAAAGCAGCTTCTTTTTCCCGGCGTTCGTCGTGGTAGACCTTTTTGGCCTGTTTAAACTTCTCACGAACATCGCTGGAATAGCTTTCAAGCTCTTCTTTGTCGAGCTTATCGACAATTTCCTTTGGCATAGGTGACCGGTTACGGTCTTGTTCAGGCGTATCGTCTTCAATCTCAATGATTACGCCATCAGCGCCTTCAAATTCAATTTGAAAGTCGTCTTTTTTTTCCGATGAAATTTTTTCATCAGGAAACTTGTAATCATCGTTGTTAAATTCAGGCATGGTGTGCCTCCTTATGCTCGTTTAATACCACGGGGATCGTCAACTGTTAGCTCTACGGTGTCTTCGTTGATGACACGGAACTCTTTGCCATGAATAATGAGTCGAGTCCCAACATTTGGTCGAACAATGACAAAGTCACCCTTCTTGCACCACGGCCCATTTGGGTAACGAGCTTTATCGGTGTAGCAATCAGGCCCTAAATCAACCACAAACAGCACGGTTGCTAGGCGCTCTTCGTACATCATTGTTTCTTCGGCCTTGATGAGACCACTTTCATACTCTTTTTCCACTTCTGGGATTGCACAAAGGATTTTGTACCCTTGAGCTTTAGGAAGTTGCCGTGCTTTGTCTTTGGCGGCTTCGTATTCCTCATCTTTGATGATTGTTGAGGTAAAAGAACCAACTACTCGTGGACTATCGGGGTTTGAACCGATTAGTATTTCACTCATCTGCACTCTCCATGCGGTTTTTAAGGTCAAGGGCATAACTTTTTGCGGTAGAAAGACCTTTAATCTCTCCGCAAATCCTTCGGTACTCCTCAAACGTCTCAGCACGGCCTTCCGTGATAAAGACTTGAAGCATGTAAATCTTTTCGTCAATCTCTTTTGTCAAGATTTCAAAAGCGTCCATTACTTACCTTTTGGTTTTGAGTGAATACCAGAAATGTGTGAAGCAACTTTCTCAGCAAATTCTTTGTTTCGCTGCGTTGCATCAATCCCCATACGCATACCTTCCGCCTTTTGCTTGGCATCCAGAGCGGCTTTGTCTTGCGTGGCTTTTGCGCCAATCCTAATGCTGTCTAAAGTGCCCTGTTGCTCAACCCTCTTGCGCTCAATGTCAATAGATTGCATTTTGGCTTGTGCGTCAAAGTTGTCTTTGGCAACCTTGCGGTCAATTTCAGCCTTTTTAAGTTGCATCTCAGCCTGCTGAAGCTGAACCATTGGGTCTTGGGCTTGTTGTTGAGCCTGCTGTTGGGCTGCATTTGCTTGGTTGGTCTGTAAGAGCCTTTGTGCGGCTTGAGCCAGCAGCGGGGCTAATCTAGCCTCAACTTCTGGGTCCATAAAGGCCTCTTCACCATTCTCATCTTTCTGAGGTGGCAAGTTCATGCCTAGTTGTTTTTCAATCTCAACCCTGTAACCAAAGCCTAAATGCTCAGCGATGTGCGCTTGCATGGCTGCTTGCAAGGCTTGAGCTTGCGGAGACTGGCCAACGATAGCAACAACCTTTGGGTCTTGCATGGCTGAGGTGTGGACAATGATGTGCGCTTCATGATCTTGATAAGCAAAAGCCTTTACAGGCTTGCCCATCAATATGCTTTGGTTTTCTGTTACGGGGTCTTGAGGCTTTTGATCCTCAGGCAACGGAACAAGCTTGTGAGCTTCTTTTAATCCTAAAACATCTAGCATCTGGCGATGCAGTAACGGCATGTTGTAGAACTGTGGGCTGGTCTGAGCAAGCTGTAAAACTGCTTGGTACTGAACAATCTTCTGTGCCATTGTGGCAGCATTGGGGTCTGAGACCGGAATGACTTCTACGTTTTTGTAGTCATCTTTCTTAGCCTTACGGCTTCCATCATCAGGCTCATATGAATACTCTTCTGGAGCATTCTCAGCCATAATGTTTTTAATCAGCTTTAGCTCTTGCTTAAGAGAGAAGTGAACCCGAGCCTGAACGGCTGACATTACCTTTAGGGTACGCTCAAGGATGGCTAGGGTAGTGCCCACCGGAGCTTGGCCAGACATGTCAGAGACGTTTAAATCTGCTGTGTTGGCAAAGTTACGGCCATCTTGAATGATCTGGTTTAACAGGCCAATTAAGACTTGTGAAGGCTCTTTATAAGGCAGGGGAAGGATGTTGTCTTTCATTGCCCCAGAAGCTACGTCAACATCACGCCACTCACCGGGGGCGATTGGTGTGTCATCGCCCTTAACTTTCATGCCACGAGATTTAAATCCGCCGGGCAAGTTAGAGAGCGTTCCAGCATCAACCAACTGACGAATGATTGATGTGCCAGACTTAGCATACGCACCAATCAGGTGGATTAAGCCAAAACAGTAAAACCCAAAACCCGGAATGTAGCCGTAGTGAACAAAGTGTTGACGTTTTAGTTTAAGGTCATCATCAGGTTTCCAGTTGCGCCGAATAGATAAAACTTTAGTCGTGCCCTTTTCAATCGTTACAACGTAGGGCAGAGCGATTCCTGTTGGGCCATCATCGTCTTCATCTTCGTAACCCGGCAGGTCAATATTGACATGCATTTCAAGAATTTTAAACCGGTCATCAGCGGTAGCCCTAAAGCCAAGCTTCTCAGCAATCTTTTTTTCAACTTCATCTAGGGTATTCTCAGGATCACCAAGATCAATGTCACGGTAGAAACCCTTATGCTGTAGCTTTCTAATATCATTTTCAGTCTTACGCATTACATGCGTTACACGCTCAGCAGAGCCTAGATCGCTTGCGCCATAAGGAACGACTAAGTCTTCGGCTGGAACAAAGAGAGACACCTGACGGCCTAGTGCGGGGTCTTCATAGACTTTTTTAAATGCGTTACCTGACAGACCTAAACCCCAAATAGCCCGTTCTGTTTCGGGGCGGTACTCAGGCATCTTTTCAGTTAACTCATAATTCATGTCTTCCTGAACACGGGCGGCTGCGTCTTTCTTTTCTTGAGTTTCTTTGCCAATAATCTTTGTTTTGACAGGCCCCATAGCGGGGAAGATAGACATGATGGTTTCGGCTTGAAACTTAACGAGAGACTCAGCAAGCAACGGATGATAAATTCCACAAGCGCCCTCCCAAGGTTCTGAACGTTCTTCAATCTTTAAGCCTAGAAGCTCAAGACCATCAACGTAAGTTTGAATCCAATCTTTTCTAGATTGGACATCGTCTTCAAAGTCGGCAATCAAATCACTTGCCAGCAAGGAAAGGTCTGCATCACTCATGTCTTCAGCTAGGTTTGCTGAGAAGTCTTCTTCTGCGTCAGGAATGATCTCAATCTCTAGGCCACCCACGCCGATGGTGACTGACTCTGGGTCTACGATCTCAATCTCAATAGGCATCTCATTCTCAGCCTCTTGCTCGATTCCCAGTGGTGCTTGATACAGTGCTTTGTCGATAGCCATATAGTGTCTCAGTAGTACGCAGTCTTGCGTTTAAACATAGGTTCTTCAGGCTCATCAGAATCGATGCGAATAAACCCACCTTGTCGAAATCTCAACAACGCTTGACTAGTCGAGTCCACTAAGTCGTCATGCTCTCCATTTGGAAACGAAGCACACTCTTCCATGACCTCTTCAGCCCACCGGGTGTCTGGACACCAAACATAGCCTGATGCAAACAAATCCGATATAGCGTTTACACGGGCTATCTTATCAGAACCCTTATTGGGTGTGTACTCTGATAAAGGAATTCCAATCTGTCGAAGCTCGTAAATCAAAGGCGCACCGGCGGCTTTCTTTTCAATGATTAGGGTGTCAGGCTGAAACTCTAAATAAAGCTCGTGCGCTTTCTTCTTTAGCTCAGGGAACTCCATGCGTTGTTTAAATGCATCAATGAGCATAATGTTGGCCACAGGAACGCCGTCTACATTGTCACGGTAGAAGATTCCCCACGTTGTGCAGGCTGAGTAATCAGAACGGGAGTTCTTTTCAAATGCTGTGTCCCAAGACTGAATGATGTAATCACAAAAAGGAGGGCGGTCTTCGTCCCAAATTTGCCACATTTCCCGCTTAATGATTGCGCCCTCTTCCGAGGTTGGGTTCTGTTGGTACTGAGCTTCCCACTTACCAACGGCAATCTCAGCCTTGATGGCTTCTAGTTCTTTCTTAGACCAGAACTCAGGCCATAAGGGATTGCCAGAAGGCAGTAGGGCAGGGAACTCAATGGTCTCCCAAACATCCCCATCACGCTTAATCGAGTTGTTTACAATCTGGCCAGTTAAGTCTTTTTTAGACCAACGAGTCATCACAACAATAATCGCCCCACCCGGTTGAAGACGCTGGCGAGGCCCTGAGCCGTACCATTCATAGACACGGTCATACACCTCAGGATTGCCCTGCATAGCTTCTTGCTCGCTGTGCGGGTCATCAATAATTAAAAGATCAGCACCTTTACCCGTCACAGCCCCGCCCACGCCGATAGCAAAGTAATCACCGCCCTTGGACGTATTCCACCGTCCAGCGGCCTTGGAGTCGCTTGAGAGCTTTGTGGGAAAGACCATCTGGTAGTCGGGTGAGTTAACTAGGTTTCTAACCTTACGGCCAAAACCCACGGCTAGTTCAGCGGTGTGCGCTGTTTGAATAATCTTCTTTTCGGGGTATTTGCCTAGAAACCATGCGGGAAGAAGATAAGAAGCAAATTCAGACTTGGTGTGCCGGGGTGGCATGTTGATAATGAGACGCTTAAGCTCACCACTGGCAACTCTTTCAAAGGCATCAGCCATAATCTTGTGATGCCTGCCGGG